TTGATCCTCCAGCACCTCCGCCACCCCCTGAATTATCTGATACAGTACCATTTGCTCCATTAGAAGTAACCGCTCCAGAAATAGTAAGAGTAGCGGCCGTAATGAATACTATGCCTCCTCCAGCACCTCCTGCCCCACCCACAGTAGGATCTCCACCTCCAGAAGCAGATCCTCCTCCCTGTCCACCAAATGTCATAGAAGTAAGATCTGATGATCCAGACATATTGCCTCCTAATCCATTTCTATCCTGCCCAAGATTATCTGTACCATTGGATCCACTAGTTCCATTACCTCCTCCTCCTGGAGATGCATTCTCAAAATTAATAGAAGTACCTCCTCCATTCCCATTTGGGGCTACCGCAGAATCATTTGATGCTCCTAATCCAGTTGTTCCTTCTCCTTGTGTTCCTCTTTGGTTTCCTCCCTGTCCTGATAGATTGAATCCTTTACTATTTGCCACAATATTTCCTGTAACCGTAACTGTTCCATTAGCTAAGAAGGCAAGTATTCCTCCAACTGTTCCATTCCAAGTTTTGGCACTATAGGTAATACCTGAATTTATAGTAACATTGGTATATTGTTTCAAGACTCGTACTTGTGCCCCTGTCGTATATGTTCCCAATAAAGCTGTCCCTGTAGTGATTGTTCCTGCTGTATAACTTTGAATTGTGTTTCTTTCCCATTGACCAGCATTTGTCCCTTGTGATTGGTGAATTAGAATAACTTGTCCTGCTGCAAAAGAAACATTTGTTGCTGAAAGCGTCTGTGTTCCAGCTGTTCCTGTTGCTGCCGAATCAACAGGAGCCTCTGTTGTATCTGATGAGATGGTGAGAGAGCTATCGGATCCGTCTCCGAAATATCCCGATACTGCTTTAATATCTAATTTGTATGATCTATGGTTTAATGACTCATCCCACTTTCCGATAAGCGTCATCGTGTTTCCTGAGGTCGGAAGAGATGTTGCCTTAAAGAATGTCTCTAAGGTAAGATCACTGGTAATAGATAGTGATGCAGAATCGGCAGCATGACCATACATACTTGAAGCTGAAGCTAAGAGAATAGATGCGGTATTTGTTGGCGTACCTCCCTGTGCTCCTAGGAAGTTGTCTGAAAAAACAGGACTATTCTGTGTTGGCCCATATCTGCCAATATAGGAATCAGTTGTATAGTAGACGTAATCATCTCCTGTAAAATATGCGAGGCCATTTCCATGAGAATTAGCGACCATGTGGAGGTTAGACCATGTTCCAGCGTTGGTTCGTTGATAGAAATTACCCGTATTTCCATAATAAAAAGAAGTAAGGGTAGTAGGAACTCTATCTCCCCACTTGAGAAGATCGGTAACAACAGATCCTGATTTCTTTAGAGAAGCCGGAAGGAGTGTAATAGACTGCGGATCATCACGGTAATTGACCGCTTTACCAAAATAATAGGCGTCTTGGATTTGTCCATTTGCCGATTCTTTCGTATAGTCGGCAATCCCTCCCGCCCATCTCTTTTGACTGAAAACTTGGTTTTTAGGTTCTTGTGCCATATCATATTATGAGAGGGTGGTAGCAAACACCTTGTACTGAAGAGGGTTGAGCTTTGGCCTCCTCTTGATAAGATGTCTGTCGTCACGATCTGCGTACCTGTCAATCATTCCCAAGAGTCCTCCGTCAATCTGGGAATCTCCCTGTGTTCTGTTCTTGTTTGACGGGTCTCCAGTCCAGAACAGATTGTTGTAATATTCAGCATTGCTGACGTCTTTTCTCATGCCACCGTAGTAATCTGCAGCTGTGCCCCATGCTAGGATATTGTGTCCTTCTTCTGGAAAGTCGGGAGATTCACCAATTCGATATGTTGCCCCCGATGAAGTGGCTTGTGTCCACGGCTGGTTAACAAATAAGTGAGTAGAGTCAATAAAAGCCGTAACTTGATACCAGAATCCTTGTCCTGCAACGGTTGGATCGGTAACTGTAAACCATCTTCCTACCATTGCTGCAGTCCACGTTGTCCCTGAACCGACAATTCTTTGGCTGTTTTGTGTTACTGTGACTGTCCCCGTATTGTAGTCAGCTATTGTTAAGTTTCTGTCTCGATAGTGATAGGAGATATTACCTGTATACACAGTCTGCGGTATAGGCCAGATACCAAAATCCGTTACTCTTGGAAAGTAAAACTGCGGAATAGCGGATGCCTGAATCATAATGGCGTTTAACTGTTCCCAGTTCCATCGTGTATTGATAATTCGCAAAGGATAATTTACCGCTCCGATTGTGATATACATACCCTCAATCGTCACTTCACCTGCTGGTAAAGGGTAGTATTGAGAAACGCTGGCACTCACACCTGCGAGGGCTGAGACAAGGGTATAGGTAAAGGTAGTCGTACTGGTAACAGTTATTGAGTACGTTCCATTGAAGCCACTAGGAGATGCACCTGAGATGGCAATAACGTCATTTGTTGAATAGCCGTGTGCTGCTGCGGTAGTAACTGTAGCAGTAGTACTTGACGAGGTAATACTTGATATGGTTTGTGCAGCTCCTGTTGTTAAGAGAGTCGCCTGCATACCCGTAACAAAGGTATATTCATTAACTGTTCGATAGTTAGCAAGTTTAGCTAATGCTAGTTGGTAGCGTTGGCCTAAGTTATAATTAAAATCATTATCAACATTTGTATCAGTCAAAGGGTTCCCGCTCTGATCGGTTAAATTGATATTTCGATAGTGTGCGTTTCTTAGGTCAGTATACGTTAATCGCATAAAAAAGCCCCCAGCTTTCGCTGAGGGATATCCTCTGACTCTTATTATACCACAAGACTTCTACATCTCTCCTCTACTATCTGAGCAAATTCATTGTGTTCTGGCTGCCTCCACAATCTATCAGGAGCATATGCAGAGGGTAAATCTATGATTTCTGCTATAAAACGATTCTGAGGGTAGTTTAAATACGTCAGAATGCGTTCTGTTTCTCGTTTGAATACCTCATCTTCTCCATAAACGTGCGTATATTTTTCCAAACTCTTGAGTATTTCTTTAGGGAAGATAGAACCCCATCCTAGACCCATTGTCATTCTGCTACCAGCATAGGCACGATAATGCCCTTCTTTCATAGGTACATTGATTATATTAGGTTGGGAAAATTCCAAAACTTTATTGATAGGAACAAGGGCGTCGTCGTCCTGATAGTAGATTGTGTCAAACTTAGCCTTATTGAATAACTCATACTTTCTAAAAGGGCTATCTGAGTGGGTTAAAATGAGAATTTCTCCAAAAGGATAATGAGACACATTACTGAGGACTTCTTGAGGATAGACGTTATCTTTTGTAATAAGACACGCTGAGATGTTTATTTCTTCCATAAATAGAAGTAAAGCGAGCCGTTTTCCTCACAAATCTTTCTGATAATAGGCTCACCGTATCGTTTATAGTCAAAGTTTCTGATTCGTACATGAGAACCGGTATACTCCTCATCTCTTTCGTAGGCCGTAACTGCAAGGTATTTTGTGTACCTATCCAGTCTATTGAGTAACTTATTATATTCCTCATCACTAAAATTATGGTACAAAACATCAATACATAAGAGTAGGTCTGCATCAGGTACGTCTTGATCTAAAAGAAATGTATACTGAGGGTATAAGAGTTTATTCTTATTGACGATGTAGGGAGAGATATCATTACCTGTATAAGTAGCCTGAGGATAGTGAGCCATTAAGTGTTTACCGAAGTTAAAGTCTCCACACCCTATTTCAGAGACGGAGTTGACATCAAGTCCTACCAACCACCCTAATTTTTGAATGAGGGCGTCTCCGTACGAGCCGTACCCTGAAGTCAGGCCATTCTTATATCTATCTTCCCAGTATTGCTTTAAGTCCGTCATCTAAGCTCCTTCCTTCATTTTGTGTAGGGCATACGACACCCTTTGCGTATCCTTGTGGTGCTGGTTTGTAAATAGGTTCTATGTTATCCCCTAAAATCGTATTTATCTTCCTGATTATATCATTAAATGAGGTGGGCTTGCCTATTCCTATGTCTCTCACGCCTGTTGCCCGCATATTCACATGAGTGAGTATCTGGTCTACGACATCATCAATATAGATAAAGTCTCTCTCTTGAGTTCCGTCTCCGTAGACTGTAGGGCGTCTGCCGTGTTTCATATCCTCGCACCACTGACTGATAGCCGTTCTATTCTCGCCAGGACCATAGACAGGGAAAATACGTAGTCCTAAGTTATTCGGGTAGGCTTTGGCTATCTCCTCCATTGCTTTCTTGAAGTGTGTGAAAGCCAGCTCTTTCGGCTCGTAAACAAGGGCTGAGGAGGGATAGACATAATAGACTCCAAACGATAAGAAGTAGAGATGTCTTGGCAAAAGAGTCTTAAAGTAGTAATCCGGATTTTCCTCAAAAGGCGGATGAACAGGAGAACCGAAGTCAAAAATGACATCACAATCTTTGGTAGGCGTTGACGTTACGTCTCCCAAACGTTTCGCTAAAGCTCCTCCTATGAATCCGTTACGACCAACTACACATGCTTTCATAGTAATATACTCGGCCAACTCTTCGTACGGCTGAAATGAAAATAGGGTATTTCTCTCCCGATAAAGAATCGTGCGTGCTTCCAGTGAGGCGAGTTCGTATCTCCTAACAGTTCCCACAACGAGCCGTCTTCTTTAATAGATAGCTTAGGAAGAGGAACATGATTCTCTAGCCTGTCGTGGGAAAGTAATGGATAGTATTTCGGATAACTAAACCGTACCCGTTGTGCTACTTCAGTCATACCATACTCGTCTGTTCCTATAATCTTATCACTCATAAACGCCTCTTGCCAATTAGGTATATGCTTAAAAAGATGGTTGACTTCTTTATTGTTTCGATAGAGTGAAAAGACTCCATTAATTGTTGCGACATCATCAGACCATATATCGCATTCTTCTAGCATTTTATCAGTTATAAAATGATCTAATCGCCCATACATAACGTCCCAGTTTGTAATTCCCCAGAAGTCAAAATCTTTAATATAGTCCTGAAAGATAAGCCCTGAGGCAACGTAGTAGTCACTCATAGGCTTACTGGGTAGGCCGTTGACTATTTCTACTTGTGGATCTATTCCACAGTGTTTCTTAACGAGATGATTAAACTCCTCTATTTTCATAGGGATAATCTCAACATTCCCCTTAGGCTTCAAATCGTTTGAGGTATAAATCTGCCAGTACCACCCATACTGTCCTAAGTGTTGCACGTGGTCAATAAACTTTTGTGTCCACTTATGCGGAGTACCGAACTGCGTTAGGATAAAGACTTTTTTCATTTTACTGCTTTATAAATCACATGAATTGCTTGTGGCATCATATGGCCGTACTCATCCTGCCAGTTCACATACTCGGCTAGGACTTTTTGAAACTTCCCTACAAACCCCTCGTATTCGTGGTCTATCCTATATCTGTAGCTATCTATATCAAAGTGTTCAAACTGTCTCAGGCTCCAATGAGACAAGTGCGAGGGAGAGCCAAAGTCATTCATTGAGCCGGCATTAGGGACGTAGTGTTCCATTGTCCCCCCGTTTTTGAGTATTCGCCACAACTCGTTTATCGTCGGTACTTTATCCTCAGGCTTGAGATGTTCTAAGAGGTCTTGACTGTATATCTCATCCACGCTGGAGTCTTCTAAGGGAATCTGTTTGACATCTGCCACAATATCTATTCCCTCAAACGGGTAGGCGTCTAAGTGAGTATATCCCTCTTTTCTGTCTTTTCCAGCACCTATATACAACTTCATAGTTTTACCTTTAATAGTTTGGCATTAGGCAAGACACAATGACCGCCTATTTCCCCCTCCATATGCTTGAGAATAGGCCTTACTACATGACTCATGCCCAACTTAGTATACCCTTCATTGTATGTTTTATTCGCTTCATTATATACAGCGTCAAAAGATATGTTATTTTTCTTACACCAATCGTGTATTTCTTTTTCAAGCATAATAAGACGACCATACTGCGTCGTATCCCACAGCTTCATTGCCTCAGTAGTTTTAGCATCAGGATAAACTTTTGTCTTCAGACCTAACTTTCTGAATATATTTGCAGCCTTTTCTGCATCTTTCCCTCCAAAGTATTTAACAAAGGTACGGATACCCTTTTCTAAATGAGGATGTACGCCCCTTATAGGAGAATGTACAACACCTAGCTTGTCACAAGTGCCAACAGGGACAGATGAGTGAACAATAACGAGTGCTCCAGATTTTACATATACTTTTACCTGATCTTCAAAGTATTTTTGATAAGGAATACAGACATGTATAACGTCAGGAATAGCCATAGTCAGTTTCTTTTTTGTATCAATCCACTCTGCTTTCCCTAAAACTTTATGCAATGCTTTTCCCACCTCGCCATAGCCTACAATTAGATGAACCATTCTGATTTCCCTTCTATCGCTTCGAAGTGCGGTTTTGTTGCTGATAGGTTAATCTGTGAGGTAAAGCACGCTAGAGCTTTCTCTTTTAATTCCAATTCTCCTAACGTGGGTGTAACTTCTTCACTACCCTCTACATAGAGTTTATTGGTAGCGTAGGTCATGTACTCCTTTGTTTGTCCGAATACTTCTTTTGCTATCTGACCTACCATGTTATGGTGCTTATTGCCGGGTACTATCTGAGCAGGAGCATAGACTGTCTCAAAGCCATGAAAACGCTGTAAGGCTCGTCTTAATGCCCATTCGGTTAATACATCATCTCTGAGGCCAAGACGCACCACAGGGCATCCTAGTAAGTCACAGGCCATATTGGTTTCTTCCATGCGTTGTTCAGGAGTTATGTTCTCTCCTCTGTTCTGTTGTATCCAAGAGTCGGTACAGATAACCACAAGAGGTTTTTCACGCATACAGGTAAATGCTGCGAATAACACATTATCATCATCGTGGGGACTTAAAATTAAACTTTTCATCTAAAATCAAACCTTTCTCTTACAAACAAGACTTCTGTATTGTCTGCTGTAGAGGCCATATTTTCCCATTGTTTTGCATTTGCCTCCCATTTTGAATTGCCTGTTCCCTTTCCTGCTAAAATACTCATCCAAATGATAGCCTCCTTAAAGTTAGAATTTATTTTGAGCGCCTGCAAGATTGCATCTCTCGCATCCTCTGCCCTGTGCATAGCCCAGTAAGACCTACTCATAATAAGAAATGCCTCTGCTTTCTCTGCTAAGTAATTAGATCGAAGTACATAGTTACCTAAGGTTTTAACAGTATTTTCATAGTCTTTACGATAGAAATACTCCCTTCCTAAATAGAACATTTCCCGTATTGCATCAGGACGACTATCTACTTCTTTTTTCAGAATACGGAATGCTCTATCGGGATCAAGTTGATGAGCCGGAGAATATCCATGCGTAATCCATACATTTCCCAATCTTTCTCCTGCAACTGATAAATGATTGTGAATATTCCCTGACCACCAAACTTTAGGATCATTTTTAAAAAGTCTTGGAAAAAGAAAAATCTGTCCATTATCTGAAGCACGCATAGTCACATCAACCGCTAAGGCTCCCCGTTGTTCTGCAAGGGCTACCGCTTCCCGTAAGTCTCCTAGATCATGTAATACTTCATCTGCGTCTATGGAGAGAATCCAGTCTGTAGTCGCTTTCGATTTGATAAAGTTTCGACATGCTGCAAAGTCATCTTCCCACTTCTTCTCGGTATAGACATGAGGAGTAAATTGTTTTGCTATCTCGATAGTGTTATCTGACGAGCCTGTATCTGCTATGAAAATCTCATCAATTCCCTTGAGGCTATCGAGGCAGTTAGCGAGTAACTCATGTTCATTTTTAACTATTAGGCACGATCCTATTGTAGACATATACTCATTCTACTATCTTGTATCCTTACCGAAACATCATAAGCATGTCATTAAAATAGATAAGAATGTAGGCAACTATGACGCCACATTCAAACAAACTTACAGTAGTAAGGCTTGTGTCAGTTGTTATTCCTATATCTGTTCCACCTGTAGGATAAGTAGTTGAACCCGCAACTTTTGTATACATTGCATTAGTAGAAGTAATTGCTTGAGAAGAATTTACTCCACCTACAATCATTTGCACAGTTTCTCCTGCTAATGAGCTCATATATGCCCATCCCATAAAATCAACAATTGTAGCTGAAGAAATATCTATATCTCCCGTTGCTTTCCCTTCAATTGAATATTCTTCTGTTACAGCATTTCCTGCTCCAACCATTGACCATCCATTTGTTGTACTTAATGGGCGTTCATTTACTTGTGGAGAATGTCCAGTACCATATCCCGATCCTCCTGATCCTATTTGTGTGGTAAATCCATTTGTTGTACCATTAGCATTTGGTCTCTTTGCTGTTACCCAAATATCTCCTGTATCAGTTAACGAGGAACTATTATCAATATAGTGATCTGAGGAACGAAGATCAAAAGTTGCATCATTTTGATTTCCAATATAGAAAGAATTAAGAATACGATTTTGTAACGTGGCGTTAGTAACAGAAATATCCAAGACTCCATTCTTAAACAATCTAAATTCATTAACAGTAGTAGAAGTAACTGTAAATGCTAAGCAAAGTCTATACCAAACTCCAGTAGAAAGAGTTGATCCATTACTTCCTACTTGTGCTGAATTATTCCAAAATTGTAATACTCCAGCACTTGTAAGTTTTATTTGCCATGTTATTCCTTGATCTGCAAAGAAATTTACAGTTCCAGTCGGTAATGCATTTAGATAAATATAGAGACTAATCCTTGTACCTGAGCTATTTATTACACCAAAAGCGCTTTGTCCTACAGTATCTACGGAATTAGTTCGATATTTAATAGACCTTAAATGACTTCCATGAACAAAATCTGTTGCGACTGCTGGAGTACTACTTATATCAGTCCAAAAACCACCTGCAGTAGTTAAACTTGCATTAAATGTTGCATCTCCACCTGGTTCTAAAAAAGTAACTGCCATATTAAGCTCCTGTTGCTACGTTCATCAATCTATATTTAGCTGGAGCGTTTGTAGAAGTATAGACAAAATTTGCAATAAGAACCTTGCCTGTTGTAGTAACTGATGGGAGAGCTACTAAATTTCCTTGATATCCTCCTGTAGCACTAGACCATGTAATAGGTCTTGCAGTAGCAGAATTAGAAGAAGTTATAATTACTTGCAAGGGTTGACCATTTGTAGGGCTTCCAGCTTGTGCAGCAAAGGCTGCTGTGACAGTTTGAGCAGATAACTCAAATACATTTGTTGTTGCTGCTGGTGCTGGTGTAGCACTGGAAGTATTACTTTCAACAACGGGAAAAGTTGGACCTGTAGGGCCTGTAGGGCCTGTTTGTCCTCTTGTTCCTTGTGTAGAACCTATACATACCCATTTATTAAGAGAGTTTGCAGTTACATAGGTAAAACCTACATCTAATTCAGTTGAAACAGTTGTTGTAGAAGGCATTGCAATACTAACTTGTGAATATCCTCCTGTAGCAGAAGACCATGTTATAGGTCGTGCCACTCCATTATCTTTTATTTGAATCCATAGTTTTTGACCATCAACAGGACTACCAGAGGGGACAGCAAAGGCTGCAGTAGCTGCTTGAGCTGTAAGTTCAAATTGATCTGTTGTGTCACTATTAGGTGTTGGTGTAGCAGAACTAGTGGTTGAAGCTACCCTAGGCGTAGGTGAGCCAGTAGGACCCGTTGGACCTGTTGCACCAGTGGACCCTGTTACTCCTGTTAATCCTGTAGGCCCGGTGACCCCTGTAGGGCCTGTAGGGCCTGTACTTCCCGTGGGGCCGGTGGGGCCTGTTGGCCCTGTTGGGATGGAGACTAATAAGTTCCCGTTTGTTGGATTTACATAAGGAGGAGTAGGGGTAACTAAATCAACGCTACTGACTCCTAAAAGCGTTGTAACCCTATTATCGTCTCTTGAAGCGTTTGTCATGCTGCTGACACCTGCACTTTCCCTGTTACCGGATCAACCGCAATTGGTACTGGCGTGACCCCAGCAACATAGCTTATTCCGTTAATAGTCGTAGTTTGAGATGAGACACCCATCATAACAGTTACTCTGTTGTTGTCTCTCGGTGCATTTTTCGGTAAGTTGACCATAGAAAACCCGCCTCTTATGGCGGGTATATCCCTTCTTTTGTATTATACCACGTTATACCACTTTTGATATCTTAAACGTCTCTGCCACCTTCTGTAGCCGTGTCTGTTCCCTCAAAATAGCCTCTTCTTGGGTATCAAGATCAGCTTTCCGCTTTCTATCAAGACTTTTTTCTATCTCGAGTAAGTTTAATTGCTTATTTATGTCTTCTTCCCGCTTTTGGAGGTCTTTTAGCTCGCCTTTTCGTATATCGAGGCGTTCTATGTCTTTATTGACGTCCTCTTTCTTCTTGTCCAGCATACTAGAGAGGGTTTTTATATCCTCAATAAGCTGTTTATTTTCTTTCAAGTCTAATTCTCTCAGTTCAAACTCCTTATTCTTTCGTGCAACGTAGTCTTTCTCTTTCTGAACATCTTGTTCTTCTTTTTCCAAGGCTGATTTCTTTTCATCGAGTGACTTTTTATACTTCTGGAGCTGTATGTCCCTCTCTTCTAGTAATAAACGTGTTTTTTCCACTTCCTTAGCCTCGTCTAAACTAGCAATGAGTATCTGGATAACGTCTTCAACTTTCGCTTGTAATTCATTCATAACGTAACAAAGACTTGTTTTCGTGCTTCTTCTTCACGTATATCCCATGAGATTTGTGGGCTAGCCATAAGAGCTATCTTTCTGACCAACTGTTTACCTATATGATCTGCTAGCCATTTAGGATACTCAGCCACTTCTTTTGAGTGAAGCGTATAGGTAGTGGGCGTACGTTCTTCAGCAAACGTAGTGGTAAAGTCCTCACTGAGAGGGTTACAAATCGTTGTAGGGGTAAGATCAGGACCGTTTGGGAGCATGAGCACCTTCTTTCAAGAGGTTTACTTCTCCTTCTAACTCTTCAACTAACTGACAAAGGGCAAAGACAAGTCTGCCCATATTCTTTAAGGTCGGTTCGCCTGACTTATCAATAAGATCAAGCTGTGGCTTCCACTGTCCTTCCGGAATATGAACGTTGAGAATAGTTGAGGCTAATTTACTAATCTGACTCATTCTGCTGTTACCTCCTGTGCGAGCTTTGATTTAACCGGTTTCACTGGTGCTTTCTTCTCAACTACTTTCTCTATCTCGTTGAATAACTGGTCGTGCATAGGTCTGAAGTCTAGTGGCTTCGTAGGTTCTGCTACTGACTCTTCCGGCTCTTCATACCCATACTCTTCAACTAAGCCTAATATAACCCTGTCTCTGATCTGTTTGATAAGGTCAGGATCATCCATTCGTGGTGCTCTATTCCATATCTCGATATTCTCCTCATACTTATCAATAAAGGTCTTTCCTAGTTGTCTTTCTCGAAGTGCCCGTAGTTCTTCTCCTGATTTAACTATCTGCTCACCAATCATGCGGTCACAGATTTTCTTAAAGAAGTGTGCTGCGAGGTATCGGGGGAAGTCTTTTTCACTCTTGGCTTCAACGGAGAATGGTCTGCCGTCAAACTTGAAGATAAACTTCACATCGAGGGGGTTATAGACTCGGATAGTATCGAGAGACTTTCTTTCCATCTCCCGCCTGTTCATCTCCATCTGAAGCTCTCGTTTTCTTTTTAACTCCTCGTCCATTAGTCAACCTTCTTTCCTAAGGCTAGTCCTTCTTTGACTTGTTTTTCGTGTGATTCCGGTGTGATGTTGGAGTCTACTGCAGCATGGGCTGTGAGCTTGTCTAGTATGCCTAGAACGACTTTTGCATCGCCTAGCTTATATTGTAAGGTTGAGAGGATATTATGAATGACGATAACTTCCCGTCTAAGGAGTTTGACATCGCATACCTCGTCAAGTGTTTTCTGGAGACGGACTTCTTCCTCTTCCTTTGTAGGTTTATGATTCAAATGTGACATGAATATATCCTATCACATTGTATCCTTTACACTCCGGAGCGTGAGAGGTCGCCTGAAACTGTGATGTCACAGGTAGTAGAAGGATTGACTGATAAGCCATTTTGAATACCCCATACTTCATATTGTGATCCAACTGTAGGGTTGGTAATAACTGCCACGGCTGGTGTTCCTGCTGTTGCTGTTTCATCTGCTAGAGTGATGGTTCCTGTTAAGGCAGCATTAACCTGTACTTTAACTTTATGAATTTGTCCTTTGTAGAACTGGAATGGTCCAGTTGCTGTGTAGTGTGAGTAGATTGCCATATTACTTCCAGACTGGGATGTATACCGCAGTACCGGCAATCTTAACTTTCATCCAGCCGTCTTGTGCTGCTGTTCCGGGGCCACCTGCTGCTGCACCGACTGTAACAAGAGTTGCTGATGCACCTGTTCCGCCTGTAATCTCTGCAAAAGTAAAGTCTGCTACTCCTGTAGTTGATCCGATAACAACGTCTACTGGATTCACTGTACCAATTTTTACCTTGCCACCTGTTCCTTTACCATCAATCGTTAGTGCTGCTGTTGCTCCTGTGGTAATAGCTGCTACTGCTACTGTTCCCTCTGCTGTACCTCCAGTAATCTTTAATCCTGATGCCTGAGAAGCTGTTGAATCATCTACTTGGAAAGATGGTCCTGTCGCACCATTAGCTCCGACTGCAAAGGCTACTGCTGCGGTAGAAGTGATTGTACCTAAAGCGACAACTGTTTGACCGCCGATTGTTGCACCTGATGGCATTGCCATACTGGGAGCACCACTAAAATCAATGGCCTTATTTGAATTAAGTCCAAATTCTGTTACTACTGGTAAATGTTGTTCTAATAGTCCGTTTACTGCTGCCATAATTTTGACTCCTCTCCTCGAAGATAGAGAGTTAGTCTATCTGGAGGAATACACTAATCCAATGTCCATTCGATTGTGCCTGTTGTGTGTATCCAACTGCTGTATGTGTTGTACCTGCTGCAAAGACTGTTACTGACCCTGCTGTACCAGATGGTGTACCAACTTCACTACCGACTGCAAATGTCTGTCCATCAGAGAGTACTGCACATGGGCCGTGTGTTTGAACCCAGCCATAGGTTGCATTAGTAAGTGCGTAGACTGCGACTCCGACTGGAATACCTGTCTGAGTCGTTGCTGGGAATTGGATCACTCCTGACCAAGGACTTCTCTTCATCGTTACCTTTGTCGAACTTGTCCATGCTGTCTGTAGTGGATGATCTAATACTAGATTCAATGTTCCACCTGATGTCACACTCTTATTATCATGTCCTACGATTGTGTATTCAGAACCGCCATCTGGTGTGGTGTCAACTACTACTGAACCTCCGTCAAATTGGTGTACTGTGACTGTGGTTGTACCATTGGTCACTTGGACATTCTGGACTGTTCCTGCAGAAGCGATTGCTTGTGTTGCTGGAACTGCCATTGCGATGAATTGTGTATCATTTGCTGATGCTTGCAAGAGATCACCAACTGTCAGACTAGAGCCACCTGCAAGGGCATAGCGGAACATCTTTCCTTCTGGTGTTACTCCAAGCTGTCCAACTTGCTGTGCTCCTGGTACTGTTGAGCTGCTTGAATATATATCTTGTAATGTTAGTGTTACTGCACCTGATAATGCTGCCATATTATACTCCGGTTATACCGGTTCCTTTCGAATGACGTCGGAATGACGTCGGGATTGTCTGACCGATTACATAGAATCTTGCGATACGTCCTGCCTGATTTGGGATAGTTAATGGTTTCTGATAGAACCATCCGTTAAATTCACTTGGTGCGTCCAGCGCCATTGCTCCAGTACCTTCATATGCCTCCATTGTACCGAAGTTTACTTTTTCTAAGACGTCTCGATATTCACTTGGAACTTCTGTTCTCCCCTTCCAGCCGATATATGTTTCATTGACCATCCATAACATTTGTGCTGTTGCGAAGTCATCTCTCATAATGTGCATGTCTCTATAAGAGAGTGCATTGAATCCTGCTGCATTTCTTAATTCTGCACTATTTCTCTCACCATATCGTGATCGGATTCTGACTCTGTCATAGCCGACTTCGTTGTACATTGCTCGGACATTTGGTGTTAAGAGCTGCTCGTAGAGACTCCAGATAGCTTTTGTCGTTACTCCGACATTTGGTGTTTCTTCTGCCAAGCCTGATGCAATTGCTGAATCATACTGTGTCGCCATTGTTGCAAGAGTCAATTTACCTGATGCGTATGCTGTTAATGTAGAGTCTAAGACTGTGTAGGTTGTTCTTGATAAGCCTCCGATTGTTCCGACATTTGTACCATCATCAATGATTGCTGTTAAGCCGAGAGGTTGCATTGCTGTGCCTGTGCCGTAGATTGCAGAACCAAGACTTTGATTTGCCTGTGCTGCTGCTTTCTCATATTTGAATGTGTCCAAATTGATGATACCCAGTGATCCGACGTTTGCGAAAGACTCAAGCATGATTGAAACGACTGGTTGAGTGAATGCTGTATGTGCATATGATCCTGTTGCTGTAGTATTGACTGCTGAAGAGTCAAGTGTTTCAAGTGCTGTGAAGTATTGTCCTTGTGTATCTGCTGCAACATCATAAGTGATGTCTTCTGTTTTACCTTCAAAAGGTTCGCCTTGTGATACGAGTCTTGCATAGTAGGTTGGGGAGTTTAAAACCTGATCTACAACTTTGGTGTAGAGTTGTCGCTGTGTTGTGCCGTCAACTCTATTGGTATTCTGAATACCATCATAGAAATTTGCTTTTATTTCAACTTGTAGAAGTGTTAATTTTGCCATAAAAAAATCCCCTCTGTTTGGAGGAGATATTCCTTAACTAATTGGTAGTATATACCCTCTACACTATATTGTCAAGTGGGGGTACTACGAGCCTCGTTTTATATTCGCCTGTACGATCTGTCTAAATGACTTCCCGTGATCTCTTGCGTACACATATCCACCATCGCTCTTTGGTTGGACGTCTGCCATCTTTGCTCCACTAACAGGTGCATCTGCTCCTGCCGGTTGATCATCTTTCTTTCCCTGTGCTTCTATAAAAGGTTTGTAGTACATAAAATAAATCTTAGAGAATGAGGTAACAGGCTGTAGTCCTTTTTCATGTCTCTCAGTGTTTAACTTAACCCCGAACTTGAGTACTTCCCGTGTTTCTTTTGCTCCCTCGTCTGTTGTGTTCTCGTTATTGATCTCCTCTGGCGTACTGGGTCTTTTAAGGAAGTTAGAGGAGTACATCTCTTCCATCTCGTCTGCTAATTGGCGGTTAAATGCCTCCTGACGTTCTGCTGCTGTCTTGGCTTCTGTCTCTTTTGCTTGCGTCTCCTGCTGTCTTCTCTCCTCTTCTGCTTTCTGTCGTGCCTCTTCCTGTGCTTTGAGGCGTTGTTCTACCTTTGCATCAGAGATTCTCAGTTGTTCGGAGGCTATTTCTTTCCAATCCTTAGGTAGTCGTTTTTCTTTATCCCAAATAGCGACTAACTCATCAGACTCTTTCTGTTTTTCTTCTAAGCTCTTATCTTTGTTGAGGATTTCATCTATTTTCGCTTGAAATTCTTTCCGTGTAGCCTCTACCTTCTCATTAGCGATCTTCTCTGCCTCTTCTTTTGCCTCTTTCTTGACCTTTTCTACGTCAACTTTATCTTCTTTCGGAGGTTCAGGAGTCTGTACCGGCTCTTTCTTAGTATCTTCACCCACTGGAGAAACTCCCACTTCTTCATCCTTCTTGGCAGAGGCCACTTCTTCATCTTTTTTTTCCTGTTCACGGGCATCAAGAGCCACTTGTCTCATGGATTTCTTATGGAAGACCTCGTATGAGTCTTCTTTTGGGGCTTCTACTACTTCGTCTTTTTTCTTTGCCATACCTATATATTACTACTTTGTATCCCTTACAATGCTCTAGGCGAGCCAACAGGGGCTTCAGTAGGGGGTTGTGCAGGCACGGCTGCAGTGTTCTGCATACTAGGACCTTGTGGTTGCATAGGCTGTTGTGGTTGCTGCATTGCAGGTTGTGCCATAGGGGCGGTAGCTGGTGGGACTGCTGGCTGTCCCTGATTTGGTAATTCTGCATTCATCAATGCCTGAGCCAACGCCTCGCTGGTATTCAACCCTTTGACTACTTTCTGAAGATAGGCTATTGGGTCAGTCTTACTAAGGATAAGCCTCTCTGTCCTACCTTCTGGGTCTGATAAGCCCATATCCATAAAGAACGTGTAGGGGTCAACCATTTGCATCTTAGCCATCTCCATTGCGTTATTCTGTGCCCTCAGTTTGTCTGTACCAGAGGCTTTCATCTTCACAATCATGCCGTCCATAATCATGTTTCTGTTTAGCTTAATCCACACCGACTCTCCTGCGACACCTAAGACGTTGACGAAGTGATCTTTTGTATACCTGAGCTTAATCATCTGCATAGCGTATCCTGCCATCCACTCGGCAGCATCATTGATTGTATCCTCTACTAAGTCATCTGCTCGGGTAAAGTCTGCCTCTCTAGCGATTTGGTTAGTTGTAGCTACCTCAGTCTGAATTGTTCCTCGTACAGCTTGTGAGCCTGATATGGCATACATTCTCTGTCGTAGGTTATCCATTTCCTTAAACTCCGCAGCATCAGGGCGTTCAGGTGGGATAAACTTATGAACATCGTTTACCATACCATCAACTACTAAATCCTCATCTGGATCATTCATGTCCAACTCTTCTACATCAGCAGGGGTAAGGCCTGACTCTTTACTGAATACATTATGCCCTCTATGATCTAAAGTTTCTTCTAATTGTTTACCTCGTTTATCTAATGACTTCTGGTTCTGGATATTCTGCTCAATACGTGAGGTCTCATCAAAAGGCTGCTTGCCCCATTGGTCATATCCTAAGAAATAGAAGGGCTTTTTAGGATTCTGGAAGTAATTGTGGTAGACCTGCTCTTTTTTAGCGTTGGGTGGCAGTTGTCCTGTGGCGAGGACCATCATCAACTCCTGCTCATTGAGTGATCGTTTCGTCTCTTCATTCCCCGGCTCGTCATACGCAAAGTAACGTGTCTCTCCCTCATAATCAAAGTTAGGATTTTTCATCTTCTTTAAGAGGACGTCTTTATATTTCCATAACACACCTTCTATACGTTCCCATTCAGTCTCTTCGTGCTTCTTGTACCAAGTAAACCATACCTCTCTAATCTTAATTGTTGTTGCCATGAGCTTCCACGGTATCTCTTGATCTAAGGCTAGACCGTTTTCTTTTCGCAGTTCATTTAAGAACTCCTCTTTTTTATCAGGGAACCGCATGATGATCTGCTCAACTGTCAAAGGTACTATCTGGGAGACAAACTGCATATCATCAGCATTATTTGTAGGGGAGGTGTGGTCTACGTCTACTAAATCAGGGTGGATACAGACAAAGCGGTAATCGTTAATCTCTGGGTCCCACAGTATCTTGATAACACCCGTGAAGTAGACAGGTAGGTGTTTGAAGGCCAGTCCTAAGACCTTTCTGTTCTCCCGTTCCTTAATCTGAGTATCGACTATCTTAGTAACCTCTTGTGCTGTTAAGACTGATGTCTCATTATCATTGCCGGGTAACACCATAAGATCAGGAAGTCGGGACATGGCTAACGGCTTGATACTGGCCTCAATCTCATAGAGGACGTTATCCATATACTTACTCTCATAGTTTTTGAGGAGCTTTTCTTTCTCTTTCTGCATTATCTGTCTCCCGAAGTAGTAGACCTCATTCTTTTCCCGTCTGCTGTATAAATCGTATTCTTCTTTGTAAAAGTCTCTGGAGTCTTCAATACGTTTGTCTATGTTCTCAATTAACTCCTTATCGTCAATATCCAACGCAAGGGGACTGAGAGGCTGTGTCATCAACCCTTCCTGTGCGGTATCCATATTGGAGCCTTCTTCTGTAAAGGCCCCCTGCATCTTGATTTCTTCGCTCATAAACACAAAAAACCCACTTCTTCAGTGGGTATATCCCTTAGCGGAGAGTCAAGGTTTTGAACCTTGCTAAGAGTCTCAACTCTCCAGGCGTAGTCGGGTATAAAGGCAGGACAACTCGACTACCCTCCTATTATAGCACTTATTTGAAAGCCCTTGGTAGGGCGTGCGTATAAGGCAGGCAAACTAGATAACATCATCAATATTATATTTCTGAGAACAGGTTGAATTGATGCAATTTAAAGGAAAGGGGACTTTCATTACATGGTACTCAGGTAAAACTACAAGGGATGTGTTGGTAAACTGTAGTAGTGGCACACGGCAGATACTACAGTGGAAGGTTGATATCTTATTATTCTTACTTGCTAAGGTTACATGAGTCCTGTCGTCTTTTAAGAACTTCTTAGTCTGAAAGACATACTTCTCTCCACACTGGGGACACTTACTAATTGTTGGAATTTCATTAGAGGGTTCAAGTCCCGGGAAGATACGGGCGACTGCACCTTGTACCTGTCTTATCTGGTATCCACAGTTATCACAGAAGAAAAGAAAGACATTTAAGGGACTCTTGCGGTTAGTGGTCAAAGAGATAGTTTGGACAAGTATTTCTTCAGGGTTATTGCGTATAGTGACTTGCACAGTGTTATGGTATCAAATTGTATCCCTATCTTTTAAACCTGTCAACATTAATAGCTATCTGTTGTCCCTCATCATCTAGTCTAGCAAAGAACTGAGTCTTAGGAGTTCTTCCTGCCTGGTCTTCCTTGACTGGACCTAGTTTCGCATCAATCCATTTTAGGTGTTTTAACATATAGCGTATAGCATCAGGGGCGTGATCTTCTCCCTCACTATCCACATCTTCTACATGATTCTCGTCATGGACCAGATCAGGGAGAGTACGAATGAGATTACTACAGTTAGACGCTATCTGCCAATATGGTAAGCCGTCAGGTGCGAGGGAAAGCCAGTTATGAACAATAGACCAGCCTTGTATACGATCATTGTTTGCAGGTCGTAGGACACGCCACCGATCATCTGCATCAACAAACTGATCTCTGATACTCTTGGAGTTGTCGTTCTGCTTGTTAAATATAGACGGGTCTGCCCTATCCCACACGATATCACTGAGGGTTAGGTTAAACGTCTTTAAATCCTCCTTTATTTGTTTGTCCCACTCAGCAGGGTTCTTTTCTGTACCGTATGTCTCACAGAATGTCTTAACCCTGAAGAATGACCGTTCGTTATAAAAGACCTTCTCAACCGTTGATACCTCATTCGCAAAAGGCTTTGCCCTTCCCCAGTCCATACCACCGACAATGACAGCGTTTGTATCAGGTATGAAAGGGTTGATAACGTGAAGGGTAGGATTCCACTCATCAAAGTACTGCCCTGCGAATACATCCCATGAGCCATCTAATAACGCCCTACGCTTCTGAGGATCTGTGATAGCGGATAATTGGATGCCGTAGTCCTCAGGATTGTACTTGTTATCCGAGTACTTAGCAGGGACGAAAAAGAACCTGTCCTGTTCCAGATCAGTATATGAGGGATCAACCTTTACCCATTTACGTTTTACCCATCCATGACCTACTTGACCCGGATTTGTAGCACCGATAAACTTACGCTCATCTACACCGGGGAAACGTAAGCGTGTACGCAAATCTTCAAAGGTCTCCTCATCATTCTTGGTCAACTCTTCGACTAAGATAGCAGCAAACTCGACTGATGCGTATTTACTTGGGTCGTCTAAGTTACGAAGCATAATCACGCCCGAGCCATACTCAGGGGCGAGATAGAACGCAAGGCCGTCCCGTTGTGTCTCTTTGAGTGTTCCTAACCATGTGGGGAACTCACGCATAATCTTAGTTACTTGTCTGTCTCGAAGCGTTGGATAGTCCTCACTAAATAGGCCAATAGGGACACGTTCTATTCCCTTAGAGGCGTAATACATAGCTAGTCCTATTGCTGTCCATCGTAAGAAATAAGATTTTCCTCCTCCTGCTGCTCCACCGTAAAGAAGATACTTACATTTGGGGTCAAGAAGCGTATACCACGCCTCAAGCTGTTTGTCCTGAAATTGAGCTAGTTCTGTAAATTTCATTCATCTTTCTTTGTATCAAGTACGATCATAGGAGCTATTATCTTATCATCGCTTGTAA